ACAGGAGCATTCCCATGCCCGGTGCAGCCCCCCAAATTCAATATCGCGACGAATTCATCGCAGCTTTCGGCCAGCGTCAGAGCCTCCTCAAGGAGACCACCTCCAAGGAGTCGATGGTCAAGGGCAACAAGGCGACTTTCCTCATCGCCTCCTCGAGCGGCACCGCCGTCACGCGCGGCGTCAACGGCCTGATCCCGTCGAACGACAACTCCAACACCCAGACCGAATGCACCCTCGCTGAAAAGCACGATTTGAGGGAAATGACTGGTTTCAATATTTTCCAGAGCCAGGGCGACCAGCGCGCGATCATGCAGATGAACACGATGTCCGTGATCAACCGCGACATCGACTCGGTGCTCCTCACGGAACTGGCCACGACCTCCCTCGACACCGGCGGCGCGGCCACCGCCACGCTCACCCTGGTCTCCAAGGCCATGGCCCAGCTCCAGATCAACGGCGTGCCGTGGGATGGACAGGTGTTCGCGGTGATCTCTCCGGCATTCATCCTCTACCTGATGGCCATCGCCTCGTTCGCCTCGGCGGATTATGTGACGGTCAAGCCCTTCGTCAACTTCCCGGGCTGGTCCGCAGCCTCCGAGAAGACCGCTGGCCAGGGCTGGTACGAGTGGATGGGCGTGAAGTGGATCGTGTCGAACCAGGTCGCTGGTGTCGGCACCGCCTCCGAAACGTGCATCATGTATCACCGTTCGGCCATCGGCCATGCCATCGACACCAAGGGCATCGACAGCGCCATTGGCTACGATGACAAGCAGCAGATGTCCTGGGCCCGCTGCTCCGTGTTCCACGGCGCCAAGCTGCTCCAGAACGCCGGTGCCGTCCGCATGATCCACGATGGCTCTGCCTTCGTCGCAACGTAATTGAGCGAGGCGGGCCAGTCCCGCCTCTTCCCCTTCACCTTCAACGCTCAATAGGAGCACGAAAATGGCTTACGTTACTGCACAATGGAACCTCCTCAGCCTCGGTGTTGGCGGCGCTCCCTCTCTCTGGATCGGCTACGGCACCGATGTTCACACCGATGTCGATGCCGCTGACTTCGTATCCGATGGCGTTACCAAGGGCATGAAGGTCTCGGACGTAGTGATCTACGTCAAGACCTCCGCCACCATCGGCGCAACCCTCCATAGTGTCGTGGCTGGCACCTCTCCGGCCGTTACGCTGACACCCGCAATCCTGGCATAACTTTTTTCTCCGGTTGTGCTAGATGGTGGGCGGGGGAGCAATCCCCCGCCCTAACCACAAGGAGAAAGCCATGCAGTCCCAAGCCCTCGAAATCAAACCCTCCACCCGCAAGATTGCCCTCCCGGCGACATATCTCTCGCTGGCCCAGTATGTCAGCCAGACCTATTTCACGCTCATCCCTCTGGGCCATACGGCAGAGGATCTGCTCCAGCCGGAATACTGGATGCACTGGGCGAAGAAGCTCCGAGCAAACTATTTCATTGATGTCCGCGCCGAGGACGGGTCATTCGACGGCCGCCTCCTGGTGATCCAGGCCTCCGATACCTGGGCCAAATGCGTCTGGTTTGTCTACAATCAGCGCGATGGCGAGGAGCGCGCCGATGCCGACTATTCGCCCAAGCGCGACAATTTCAAGGTCGAGCCCAATGCCAAGGGCTGGCGCCTCATCGAGAAGGCCTCGGGCAAGATCATCGCCAAGGATCTGCCGCAGAAGGTGGACGCCGAAAAGGCGCTCGACCTCTACCTCGAAGACATGAAGCACTAGCGCCAGGAGGGCCAGGCCGTGACCACCCAGCTCGAGATCTACAACCTGGCCCTCTCCCACATCAAGGAGACCCAACTCGCCGCCGTGGATGAAGCCCGCGAGGCGCGCTATGTGCTCGATACCCACTATGACCAGGATCTCCGCTGGATGCTCGAGGCGGGGTTCTGGAAATTCGCCATGCGGACGGTCAAGATCGACTATGACCCCGACACCGCCACCGCCTTCGGCGCCTCCCGGGTGTTCAACAAGCCGGACGATTGGGTCCGCACCTATCTGGTGTCGGGCTCCGAGCGCCTCGATCCGCCGCTCGAGGAGTGGCTCGAGGAGGGCAACACCTTCATTGCCGATGTCACCCCGATCTATGTGCGCTACGTCTCCAACTCCGACACCGGCTATGGCATGGACATGGACCGCTGGACGGCCCGCTTTGTCGAGGCCTTCTCCTGGCGCCTGGCGGTCTCGATCGCCCCCAAGGTGACCGGCGCCTCGGACAATGCCAAGGGCAACCTCAAGGCTGACGCCGACAACGCCCTCAAGGAGGCCCTGACCTTCGAGGCGATGCGCGAGCCCTCCCGAAGGCCACCGGACGGGCGATGGAACAAGGCCCGGTTCAGCGGCTACCGCGGATCCTCCGGCGGACACAGGTACGCCTGATGGCCCGCGAACGCCCCCACCTTTTCGCCCTTAACGGTGGCGCCGTCTCGCCCCTCGCCCTCGGCCGCACCGATCTCGCCCGGATGCGAATCACCGCGGAGGAATTCCACAATTGTTTCCCCAAGGTGATCGGCCCGCTGCAGTTCCGGCCCGGCCTCGAGTATGAGGGGTCAACCTACAACGACCTTGCGGCCCGGCACCTTCCCTTCATCTTCTCGGCCGAAGACACCGCCCTGGTGGAACTGACCAATCTCAGGATCCGGCCGCTGATCTCCGGTGCCCCCATCACCCGCGCCGCGGTCTCGACCACCATCACCAACGGCAACTTCTCGAGCGGCACCGGCTGGACCCTGGTGGACGCTGACATCAACTCCACCGTCTCCGGCGCCCTGGTGCTTGCGTCCGACGCGCGCGGCCGCACCGCCACCGCCACCCGCACCTTCGCGGTGGCCGGAGGCGACCAGGCCACCGAACATGCCGTCCGGGTGACCGTGACCCGCGGCACCGTGCGCTTCAAGCTGGGGGCATCCTCGGGTGGACAGGGCATTCTTGCTGAGACCGAGCTGGGCCCCGGCGTCCATTCCCTCGCCTTCACGCCGAACGCGGCGACAGTGTATCTGCAGCTCAGTGCCGCGGTTGAAACCCAGGTGGTGGTGGACGAGGTGCAGATCGAGGCGGCGGGCGAACTGTCCCTCACCTCGCCGTGGGCCGCGGCCGACCTGTTCCAGCTCCGCTATGTGCAGTCGGGCGATGTGATCTTCGTGGTTCACAAGGATTACGCGCCGCGCCGCATCGAGCGCCGGGGGCTGCGCTCCTGGTCCCTCACCACCCACCAGATCACCAACGGGCCGTGGAAGGGCAAGACCGCCAACGTCACGCTTGACCCCAACGTGAGGACCGGCAACGGCACCATGACCGCCAGCGCGGAATTCTTCACCCCGGAAATGGTGGGGGCGATCTTCGAGCTGACCTATGAAAAAACCACCGTCTCCAACCGCCTCGGGGGCGATGACACCTATTCGGATTGGGTCCGGGTGGCGGGCTATTCCACCAACGTCAGCGCCGATGCAACCTTTGAGCGGCGCGTCGAATTTGGGAGGACTGGAACGTGGAGCGGGACACTCCGGGAATATAGCTCCGACTCGCCGGACGGGCCGTGGGTGGAGACTTTCTCCGCCACCGGCAACAACTCCTCCTATGCGCGCAACGTGGGAGCCAATGGCCAGATCACCTATGTCCGGTTCGGCTTTGGCCCCAACGCGCACTCCAGCGGCGTGGCGGTGGCCTCCTTGACCGTGGAGGGCGGTGGCGGCTCCGGCGTGGTCCGGGTGACCGGCTACACCAGCGCGACCTCGGTCTCGATCGAGGTGCTCTCCCGCCTGCACTCCAGCGACAACTGCTCCAACTGGCGCGAGGGCCTGTGGTCCGATCAGCAGGGCTGGCCTTCGGCCGTTGAGATCTTCGAGGGCCGGTTGTGGTTCGGCTCGGCCGACAAGCTGGTGGGATCCGCCTCTGATGATTTCGAGACCTTCTATGAGGAGGAGATCACCGATGCGTCCCCGATCGTGCGCTCCGTGGCGGCGGGCCCGGTCAACCGGGTGCAATGGCTCTTGGGCATGGCGCGGCTGCTGGTGGGCACCTCCGGGGCGGAATCCTCGGCCCGCTCGTCCTCCTTCGATGAGCCGATCACGCCCACGAATTTCTCGATCAAGGATGCTTCCAACATCGGGTCCGCCGATGTCCAGGCGGTGAAGGTGGACCGCTCCGGCGTGTTCGTGAACCGCTCCGGCAAGCGCTCCCACATCCTGAGCTATTCGGTCGAGGCCCAGGACTACACCGCCAGCGAACTCTCCCGCTACAACCCCTCGATCCTCAATGCCGGGGTCAAGGTCATGGCGGTGCAGCGCCAGCCCGACACCCGGGTGTGGTTCGTCCTGGATGACGGCACGGCGGCGATTCTCACCTATGAGCCCGCCGAGGATGTGCTGGCCTGGACAACCTTCGAGACGGACGGGTTGATCGAGGATGTCTGTGTTCTCCCGAACACCGATGGCGATGACGTTTACCTCGTCGTGGCGCGCACCATCGACGGCGTGGCCAAGCGCTACCGCGAGCACCTGGCCTATGAGCAGAACGCCGAAGGCGGGGCGGAATGCCGGATGGCCGACAGCTTCGCGGTGGTGACACTTGTTGCCTCCGCCACCGTCACCGGCCTGTCCCACCTCGAGGGCGAGTCCGTGGTGGTGTGGCAAGGCACAGCCCCCCTCCTGACCGCCGCCGGGGAGCCCCGCACCTTCACCGTCTCGGGTGGGCAAATCACGCTGCCCGCCAGCTACACCGGCGATGTGATGGTGGGCATCCCCTACGAGGGCCGGTTCAAGAGCACGAAACTGGCCTATGCCGCCCAGACGGGGACCGCCGTTACCCAGAGGAAAAACGTCACCCGCGTGGCGCCGCTGCTCTACAAGGCGCACATGCGCGCGGTGCTGTTCGGGGACAATTTCACCCGCATGGACCCCTTGCCGCGGATCTATCGTGGTGTTGACCAGGGCGTGAATGGCTTCCTCGACGACTATGATTCGGACGGCTTCACCCTGCCCGGATCCTGGTCTACTGATTCGCGCGTGTGCATGAAATTCCGCTCGCCGCTCCCGGCCACCGTGCTCGGCGTCGTCCTCGAGGTGGAGAGCCATGAGCGCGCTTAGGGTCAGAGAAATGCGGGCGCGGGACATGGTGAAGCACTCGCGCTATATCGTGCCGCGGTTCTGCGGCCTGGTGGCGGAACTCGACGGCCGCGAGATCGGCGCCGCGTCTATCGTGATCGGCCAGGGCAACCGGCCTTTCCTCAACCTCGACATGGCCGAGGAGTTGCGCCGCTTCCCGCTCCTCATGCACCGCCTGGCCAAGCAGATGGTGGCGGCGGGCGTCTCGCAGCTCGGGGAACTTTATGCCATAGAGGCCATGGCCGAGCCCAAGGCGGAGCGGTGGTTGTTGCGTCTGGGGTTCAGGCCGACAGGCGAGAAGATCAACGGCGAAAGGGTTTTCAAATGGCACCCGTAATGGCAGCACTCGGCGCGGTGGGCGGGTTTCTTGCATCCAACGCCAGCATGATCGGAACGGCGCTCACGGTGGGCGGCTCTCTCCTCGGCGCGGGCGGCTCGGTCTATAGCGGGATGCAGGCCGAGGCCGCGGCCAATGCACAATCCAAGGCGATGAAGCAGAAGGGCGACCAGGAATATGCCATCGCCCAGCGCCGCGCCATGGAGACCCGGCGGCAGAAGCAGCTCGCCCTCGGGCGCACCCAGGCGGTGGCGGCAGCATCGGGCGGCGGCACCGGCGACACCGTGTCCGACATTATGACCGGCATCGAGCAGCGCGGCGAATACAACGCCCTCACCGATCTCTACAGCGGGTCCGTGGCGCGCAATGACCTCTACACCAACGCGGCTATCACCAAGGCCGAGGGGAAGCAGGCCAGAACGGCAGGCTTCATCAATGCCGGGACCGGCCTCCTCGGAACCGCCGGAACCATCTATTCCGACTATGGCAAGCGCAAACGCGCGACCCGATCCTATGACTATGAAATGGGGGCCTGACCATGCCGCGGATGCCGACAGAGGAAGCCCTGGGGTTCAACCTCCCGCGCAGCCGGGACGTTCCGCGCCAGCAGGAAGACATCATCGGCCGCGCCGTCAGCCGGGCGGGCCAGGCGATCGAGGGGGCGGGCCGCGTGGTCTCGGACGAGGCCGATCGCAACCTTGAATTCGATCGGGATCTCGCCCTCCGGCAGAAGAAGGAGGACGATGCTCTCGACCTGGCGCGGGCCCGGGCCGACTGGAACAAGCGCCGCCTCGAGGAGGAGGATCTCTACCAGCTCGAGAAGAATCCCAACTATGACGGCTGGGAAAAGGGCTACACCACCAACATCGAGAAGCACCGCAAGACCTCGGCCGCGCTCATCCGCAGCCCCAAGCTCCGCGAGAAATTCGAACTCGAGACCTCCGACGATGTGGTCTCCGGCTCGATCAATGTCCGCAACCGGGCCCGGGGGATCGACCGCGAGCGGCGCGTGACCGAGGCGGTTTACGGCCTGGACGAGACCATCACCCTCGCCACCAAGCCGGGCCTCGACCGCAAGACCTCGGAGGGCATGATTGCCCAGGCGCGGGCCAACATCGACAACATGCTCGAGGCGGGGTTGATCGACCCGGCCAAGGCGATCGAGCTGCGCCGCGGCCTGGCGAAAAAGTATGCCAAGACCAAGGTGGCCCAGGACATCCAGGACAACCCGCTGGCCGCTTCGGCGTGGCTCGAGGGCGGCGAAGGTGGCGCTCCAGGCTTGCTCCGCAAGTATGAAGGCTACCGCGCCCGGCCCTATCGGGATAATGGCGGCGCCTATCGGGTGGGCTTCGGATCCGACACCGTGACCCTCGAGGACGGGACCATTCTGCCGGTCAAGCCGGGCATGGTGATCACCAGGGCCGATGCCGAGCGCGACCTCAACCGCCGCATTGGGGAATTCCAGTCCGGCATTGTGCGCGATGTGGGCCCCGATGCCTGGGCTTCCATGCCTGCCTCGGCAAAGGC